TGTGCTCTTCCGATCTCCATAATGCCTACATATACATTCGTCAATAAAGATTCAAAAGAAATTGAAGAATATACTTTCAGTTATACTAAACTAGATGAATTCAAAAAAGAGAATCCACATTTGGAAATGCATTTTACTGCCGAAAATTTTCCCGGTTATGGTGATGGAATGCGAATGAGTACACCTGGTGTTGGTCAACCAGATGCAAGATTTGAACGTGAAATTATTGGCCGCATGAAAAAGAATGTGGCAGGTAATACATTAGATAAATCACACAAAACTAAAATGCCTAGGGAATGGTAATGACTTTAAATAAAGTGCCGTATTTGTTGCGAGTATATCCTGTGTCTCCTGTAAAAAGAGACCCTTTTGCAAAAAAACATTATAAGGAGAATTCGGATGACTCAAAGGAAAAAAAATACTCCAGTGGACGAGGTGAAAAAACAGCATTTCTCCTTAAAGAATATCAAACCACTTACGAAAAACCAAGAAAGAACCTTTGAAGAATATGCAAAAGGACAAAATCTAATTTTATGTGGTTGTGCAGGATCAGGTAAATCTTATCTTGCACTTTACTTGGCATTAAAAGATTTAATTCAAGAAGCATCTTATTACAATAAAATTATTATCATTCGTTCTGCTGTGCCATCTAGAGATTTAGGGTTTGTACCTGGCACATTAGAAGAAAAGTCTAAGATATACCAAGAACCATACATGAACATTGTCAATGAATTAATTGGCCGTGGTGATGCATGGCATTTCCTTTTAAATAAAAATATTGTAGAGTTTCAAACAACTTCTTTTTTAAGGGGCTTGACATTTCGTGATTGTATCATTATATTTGATGAGTTCCAGTCTGCCACATTTCATGAGATTGATTCGGTAATTACCAGAGTAGGTGAAAATTGCCGATTCTTTTTATGTGGCGACTATGCACAGAATGATTTAAACATGAAAAAGGAAAAATCTGGTTTTCTAGATGCAATTGGCATTTTGAAAAAAATTAAAACAGTTTCAAATATTGAATTTGTGTTTGATGACATTGTTCGATCCGGATTCGTAAAAGAATATTTAAAAGCAAAACATAAATTCGAATTGGAGAGATTGTAATGTTTGTCTATTGCCCGCCAAAGTCTATTGAAGATTTAAAAACCGTCAATGAAGATGGTAAACGGTACTATGTCACACCGACTGGAGAAAGACTTCCGTCGGTGACCACCGTACTAGGTGCATTACAGAAGAAAGAGATCATGGCGTGGCGTAGGAGAGTCGGAGAAGAGAAGGCAAACGCAATCTCACGCAAGGCCTCTGGTCGAGGCACGAACGTCCATACACTATGTGAAAGGTACTTGAACAATGAGGAATTAGGTGATATAATGCCTGATGCGAAAGAGATGTTTTTTTCTATCAAACCCGAATTGAATAGAATCAATAACATTCATTATCAGGAACAAAGTTTATGGAGTATTAAACTTGGACTTGCAGGGCGTGTTGATTGTATTGCAGAGTTTGATGGCGAATTGTCTGTAATTGATTTTAAGACATCTAAAAGAGTTAAAAAAAGAGATGGCATTTTAAATTATTTTTGGCAAACAACTGCATATGCAATGATGTACGAAGAATTAATTGGTGTTCCAATTAACAATTTGGTAATTATTATGGCAGTAGAAGATGGTCAACCAATTGTGTTTAAAGAGAAAACAAATGACCATATCAATGGATTGGTTGCAGCAATAGATTTTTATAAGGATCAACTAAATAAGTTTTAATGGTAGTAAACTGATTTTTAGAAAGGTATTTCGGACGTGGGTGCGAATCCCACCAGGTCCACCAAAAGTATATTGGTCTGCGCTGTGCGATAATGAAGATGACTAAGGGATCACAGACATCCAGATAATCTAAACCAATATACTTTTGATGGGCCTGACTAGATTCGACGGAGTAATAAGTAAACTGATTGGCTACTCGACATATCAGTCGTTAAAAATAAATCAAAGTAAACGCAAATGATAGCGAATACAGATTAGCAGCTTAAACACTGCTTAGGGTTTCGGTAGGTTTCCTCGTAACAGAATAACCTATCATTCTAAACTTTAGGAGAACAATGTGTTCACAGATTATAAAAGTTTGTTTATGTCAGGTGTCACAATCGAATTACAAATAGATATGTTGCAACAGTTGAAAAAGAATTTAACAGATAAGATAATTAAAGATCCAATTTTAAATAAGGCAGCACACAATTTTATTAATTCTCAAACGCAATTTGCTAAGATGTTGGTAAACAACTTTACCGATATTTCTAAATATTATGTTGAATCACAGGCGAAGGTATTATTTCCACAACCTTCATAAAAGAATAATCTTTCTTTTAACAATCTAAGAGGTAAAATATTGATACACAAGATAAAAATCTTGCTGGTTATACTTTTATTTTTTGGTTTTACAGATACAACTCAGATATCAACACTAGATGATAAATACAAATTAATTGAATATGATCGATCGGAGTTAAATTGTTTAATCAATAATGTATATCACGAAGCAGGAATAGAAACTTTTCAGGGAAAACTTGCAATAGCACAAGTAACCTTAAATAGAGTGCAATCAGGTAAATTTAAAAACAATATATGTAAAACAGTTCATCAAAGAAACAGAACTGTGTGCCAATTTTCTTGGGTATGCCAAGAGAAAAAATATGTTGATAAAAATTCAAATGCATATATTGCTTCAAAAGAAGCAGCATATCAAGTTTTTGTGATTGGTCATAGAATAAAAAAATTAAACAATGCATTGTACTATCATGCCAATTATATAAATCCTGGGTGGAATAAAAGAAAAATTGTTACGATAGGCAAACATATTTTTTATGGTTAATAAATAATCAATAATAACTAAATTGGAAAAAATATGGCTTTAAATTCTTCTGGACCAATAAGTTTAGGTCGCTCAGCTTCATCTGCATACGGCGATTCCATTGCATTGGAATTAGGATTAGCACAAGGTGCAACAGTATCTTTAAATGATAACGATACTAGAAGAGTCGCTAAAGTACCTTTTAGTGGGTCGACTATTAGTATGCCAACAAACTTTTTAAATAGAACGGTATTAGGATTTAATACTACCAATAATCTTATTTTAACTGCTGATAATACTGGTAGTGAAGGCGACGGCAGTAGTAGATATACCGCACAAGGAATCTTATTTTTTCAGGCTGTAACATACCCCGGATTATATGGTCAATATTATGTTGGAGACATTTTTTATAGTGTGAACGCCGATGCAGGAGGTATGAACGCGGGTTACCCAACTTCTTATTCGGTTCGAAATGGAGTGCAACCTCTTACTCAGTACAAAGTAGATTTTACTGGTTATGGTTTATATTTCACCGGCGGAGACCCTTACGCTGCTTGGTTTGCCGTGGAAGCATTTGACGAGAGTACTTTTGAGTATCGAAGTTACTCTTTTTATGGCACGAGCGGTACTTATAGTACGGGTTGGAATAACTTTTACAATCCTGGTTATGCACAAGTAACTCGATTGCAGATGTATTTGTATATTATTAATTATTCTGAAGCTGCAACTTTAACACCATTTGTATCAGGTACTGTATATTTCAGAAATACAAATAACACTTCGGAAGAAATATCTAGAAATTTTACCATAATTTGTGCCGTTAGAGCAGCTGGAACTTGACATTTATATAAAATTAGTGTATAATGAAAATTGTGAGTTGATAGGAGTGTCGTATGCCAACAAAGGATGAAATTTCCGAATTCAGTCAGAAGATTGAAAAACTATCGGAAGAATTAAAAATAAATTATATTGATTCTATATGCCACCATTGTGAAAAGTCTGGCATGGAGATTGAGGTCGCTGCCACTTTAATCTCCGCAGCACTTAAAGCAAAACTAAAAGATGAAGCACAAAATTTAAATCTTATTAAGAAATCTTCTAAACTACCTATATGATTATTGCACCAGAGAATTCTGGGTTTGTTGCATACGCATTATATAATTCAATAAGATTACATTTCACTTCAAAGACATACGATTATTTTAAGTACAATGGTAAAACCAATGTAACTAAAGATACGTTTGCAAAGAAAAAAGATAAATTTACTTTTTATAAGTTATCTAGAAAGTATTCTTTGACTGATTTAAAAATGTTTTATGTTGCAAACTTTTTGGAAAAAACTGATGGTTGGGTAAATGATTTACTAAGTCAGGATGCAGAAGAGAACTATGTAAAATGGCAAAAGGTAAATCAATCACTCACATATATGTTTTCAAATGATCTTGACAAACTACTGGATTTAGTAGATAATCCATCTGATTTGTTAAAGGTTAAAAGTAATGAGTACCCTAAACTTCTATTGAATGTTATGAGTAAATTTACTCACATAGAGACATTGATTATCATGAATGATATATTAAATTTCTTTCCAATGTGGGAGAAGAAGATTGATGACACATATATTTGGCCAAACTTTAAAATGAAATGTGAAAAGTATTTACCTTTTATTTCTTACGACAAAACTAAATTTAAAAAAATACTAAAGGACAAGATTCAAAATTATGAAGATTAAGAAAATATGGTTGGATATGGATGGAGTTATTGCTGACTTTGAAAAAAGGTATGGAGAACTTTATAAAATTAACCCGTCAACATTGCGACAAGATAAGTTTCATCCAAACTTTATGCATTTCATTGCAACAAAACAATTTGAAACATTGGATCTTATGCCACAAGGTGAACATCTAATTAAATATCTTTCTTTGTTAAAAATTCCAACAGAAATTTTATCTTCTACAGGAGTAAAGGAACATTTTCGTAAAGTTTCTTTGCAAAAACGAACGTGGTTGAATAAACACAAAGTACCGTTTAAATCCACTTTTGTGCCCGGAAAAGAATATAAATACCAGTATGCGAAACCAGATGCCATTCTGATTGACGATACAGAATCAAATGTATTGGATTGGAGAAAGGCAGGTGGTATTGCTATCCTACACAAAAATGTCGAAGATACGATTAAACAATTACAATCGTTGTTGGCACACAACACTTGACACAATGTGTAATTTTGTATATAATGTATATATTGAATAAGTCGTTCATACTCCGTTCACACACCGTTATAAGGAAAAAATCATGGTAGATTTCGCAGCACTCAAAAGTCAACGTCAAAGTGGTAATCTCGATAAGTTGACAAAAGCAATCGAAGCACTTAATGCATCATCTGAAGGTGCAAAAGCTGTCGATAATTTCTGGAAACCAGAAGTCGATAAGGCCGGCAATGGAATGGCCACAATTCGATTCCTCGATGTATCTCCCGAGGATGGTGAAGATTCCCTCCCATGGGTTAAAATCTTTTCACATGGTTTTCAGGGGCCTGGCGGGTGGTTAATTGATAACTGCCTTACGACAAATAATGATAAATGCCCGGTTTGCGAGCATAATTCCAGTCTTTGGAATTCTGGCATCGAAGCAAACAAAGAAATCGTTCGTAAACAGAAACGTAAACTTAATTATGTGGCCAATGTCTATATCGTTTCTGACCCTAAAAATCCAGAAAACGAAGGGCAGGTCAAACTGTTCAAATTCGGCAAAAAGATTTTCGATAAGATTACTGAAGCAATGAATCCTGCATTTGAGGATGAAAAGGCAATGAATCCTTTCGATTATTGGACTGGCGCAAACTTCAAATTGAAGATTCGTAAAGTTGATGGCTATCAGAATTACGATAAGTCTGAGTTTGAATCACCAAGTCCGTTGTTTAAAGAAGATGCAAAGATTGAAAAGGTTTGGAAATCTCAGCACTCTCTTAAACTTTTGGTTGATGAAAAAGAATTTAAATCTTATGAGGATTTAAAGTCTCGCCTAGACAAAGTTCTTGGTCTAACTGGTACACCTGTTGCAAAAACGACAGTTGACCAGATTAAAGAATCACCAAAGGCAGTTCAACGTAAAGTTGAATCAGTTGATGAAGACGATGACGATTTGGCATACTTTTCAAAGTTAGCTGAAGAAGCATAAAAAATCTGTTTATGAAACCCCGCTTCGGCGGGGTTTTTTATTATACAACATAAGTTGATGTATAGATTGACCTGACATAGGATTTTTCTGTATTTCTTGCAGATAACATTGGTCCAATACCTAAAGCTGAAGTTTTTTGAGGTCTTGGTATTGGTGGCGAAGGTGATTGACTCGAACTGGATGAAGTTCCTTGTTGATTTGTTGTAGTTGGAGAAGATTGGTTTCCTATTGGAGCTGGTGGTTGCCTGTATATTTCCATCATTCTTTCGGCAACAGCGGGGTCTAATGGTTGAGCTTGAGATGTTGTAGGTGTAGGTAGGTTTGCTCTTTGTGGATCTACCATTTCCATCACTTTATTCACACCTTGTGCAACACCTTCTTGTGCAGCACCAAATCCTCGTGCAGCTGCACGACCAACAGCATTTACTGCTGGAACTGGATTGCCTTTAACTGCTTCAACAGTAGCATTTACACCAGTCTCAACCTCTTTTGCAACACCTTTTAAAATTTCCATTGCTCTTGCATTTTGTTCTTTACTTAAAGGACTTGCTTTGTCGATTGTAGTTGCTAGTTCATCTGCGATTTCTTTTCTTATTTGAGCTTTCATCGCTTTTTCTTCTTCGGCAGAAAGATTTTCACCACCAAATTCTTGTTTATAGATTTCATCAACCATTTCATCTAATTGTTCTGGTATTTTAGCTGCTTCAACAATTGGTCCAATACCTGGAATCCAAGTAAAAAGTTCTTCTACACCGGCCTTAATGCCGTCTTTACCTTCTTTATCGGCTTGTGCCCATTTATATGCTGCAGCACCAAGTCCTAAAAATGCAGCAAAAGGAACTGTTTTTCCTGCCATTCTTAACATTTTTTTGGCCACAAAGTTTTTAACTACTTTTTCTCCAAGCTTAAGGGCACCTCTACGGGCAATTTTTTCAGCACCAGCACTCAATAAACCAGCTAATAACCCTTTTGATTTTTTATTTCCTTCATTTGATAAAGTTGTTTGTGTGCCTGACCTGGAAAAGATATTACTCATTAAAATTTTTAATGCTTTCAACAATTCTTTGTGTCTTTTCTCTTCTTCAAGTGCCAATTCTTCTCTATAATTGTTTTCAAGTTCTCTATTTTTTCGGTCAGATTCAACATTTCTTCTCAAAAACGTGTAAATTTTATTGAGTGCATTTAACATAGGTTCATAGTGTTGTAATGCTCCGACACCAGACCCTTTACCGGTTACAGGTTGTATTTTACCACCAACACTTTGATTGTTTCTTGCACCACCGCCACCACGATTAGAAAAAAAGTTGCCAAAACCGCCAGTAAATTTTGAAACCATACCAGATGCGTTTCCGGTAGTTTCTGGTGATGCACTTTTACCACCAAATAAAAATGATGTTGCCAAACCGGCCAAACCAACACCGGCCGCCGCTGCAGCAATTGTTGTACCACTAGGTGCTCCTGCTGCTGGTGCTCCTGCTGCCGGTACTGCTGGTGCCGGTGCTGCTGGTGCCGGTGCTCCTGCTGCTGGTGCCGGTACTGCTGCTGGTGCTGGTGCCGGTACTGCTGCTGGTACTGCTGGTACTGCTGCTGGTACTGATGCTGGTCCCGGTACTGATGCTGGTCGTGCTGGTGCGACAATACGATTTGTAGGAATAACTTGTCCGGCGTTTACTGTTGCCTGGTCAAGCATTTGTCGGTCGCGGTTTAGTTGATCAGTTCGTTTATTTCTTTCCACATACGTTTCTTCTTCAAGCTTTCTTGCAGCGTCACGGGCAGCTTCACCAGCAGCAACACCGGCATTAGTTTCTCTTTGATTTTGCCATCTAGATGTTCGGCGAAGACGGTCCGTCGCCAATACACCCGATAACATTTGATCTACTTCTTGAGGTGTTTTTGGTTGAGCTGGTGGAACGTAATTTGGATTTTTACTCAAAAATTCTTTAACTTGACTTTCAACTAATGGTTGAAACTTCTCCGGCACCTGTTCAAAATCCATCTCACGATTAACTATTCGTTTAGAATATATTTCTGCGAGTTTTTTTGTTTCAGGATCAACTGGGTTTTTAGTGGAAGAAGTTGCTCCTCCCTTCAATTGTTGCCGTTCAGCATTAATTTTTCCTTGAATATCTGACCTTCTAACTTCACTCGTCATAGCTTTAAAACGAGATTCAACATCTTGTCTATAGGTTGTTGGCACATTAACAAGTGACAATTTGCCTTCTTTAACATCTCTTAAATATTTTCGAACCTTCACATCATAATCGCGTTCTATTTTTTCTTGTTGGGATCCAAATTCTGCCATTTATGCAAACCCTCTTTGGTATTCTAATTGTTTCTGAAAATATATTGCCATGTCGTTTGTATCAGGAACAGTTTCGACATTTGCGGTATCACCAGTACCATTGTTTTGACCATAATGTGTAGGAGATAATACAAATTCCTCTGCTTTTCTGTATTTTTTACCGTTGATCGTTTTTTCTGGTCCATAGTCTTCACCGGGGGCCATAAGAATATGCAATGCTTGACCTGATTCATCCACATATCTAGCCATTCTTATAGGATCTGTATCAACATCAGATGCATCAGATGTTTTTATTCGTTTCAATAATTCAACATCTTCTTTTGATAACCATTGTTCTGGTACATATTCTATGCCTAAACCTGCCGCACCTCTTCTAGCCGATCTTTGTCGTAATGCAGCAATATATCTTGGTTTATTCTCGTCTTTTACTTTTGAAAGATCAGTTCGAAAAAGTCCTTCCACATGATCGTTATCCCATTTAACCATATTTGTAATAAATTCACTAGATGTTTTGGAATTTGCAGCAGCATAAGAAAAAGCACCTTCGCCATAAGGACCCATCTGCAAAGCTCTATCTGCTAAAAAATCTATTAATTTCGGCGAATGAAATTTTTCAGGAACTTTTTTTAAATTTTCCTTTGCTTCAGGCACAATATATTTGTTATACCACGCATGTTGTGCGTCCAACATTGCTTGAGGATTTTGCGTCGAAACTTCTTTCCATTTTTTATTAACTTTAGTTAAAGACATATTTTCGGTCATACCAAATTGTGGATTATCGCGTATAAAATTTAGAAGTGAACCACTCACTTTACCCGGTTTTGAAGCATTTATACCAAAAATGCCATATGAATATCTTCCAGAACCTTTAGGGTCTTCTACAATTTGACCAACTTTTGTTATTGGATTGGGCGATCCGGTTTCAAGCCGACTACTAACCGTTGGATCCGGTTTCGGCGCTCCTGCTCCTGCTCCTGCCGGCGCTGGTGCTCCTGCTCCTGCTGCTGGTACTCCTGCTGCTGGTACTCCTGCTGCTGGTGCCGATGGTACAGGCGGTGCAGTCTGCGTTATAGGTTCTGCTGATGGTTTTGCTTGTGTTATTTCCTCTATCTTAATAGCAGGTCTACCAACAGATGATGTTGAAACACCAGGAGGATTTTGCAAAACATTACCTTGTGCATCGGTGTGTGTTCCAGGTAGGTTTGCTGGTGAGGGTGCAGGTTTTGCAGGCGCAGCAACCGCACCAGCAGCACCTAAACCTAATGCACCTAGACCTAATGTACCAAATAATGATCTACCGCCACCACCACCAGAAGATTTAAATACTTTTCTTGTCGGTGCAGCACTAACACCTAGAGTTAATACTTTGATGAGTTGTGCATTTCTTCGATCTTTCTGCAATCTCTCTGCTTCTAAATTATTATACTTCGATTGCCTTTCTTGCAATTCACTATTTCTAGAATTGACTAAAAGTAAATATATCGCACCTAATAATCTTGTAGAAACGGCAACAAATTCCAATTCGTGTGGTCTAGGTTGCAGATTGCCTGCAATATTTTGACCAGACGATAAAATTGAGGCGACTTTGTTTTTAGTGCCATTAGAAATTTGCATTTATTTTCTCATTCTTTCTTTTATTTTTTGGTTTTCTTCCTCGACATATTGTACCAACATACTGATATAGATTTCTCTTTCCCAAGGCAACATATTTTCCAATTCAGTTAGACTATACTTATGGTGTTGCATCATTGCAAAATTTGTTTTGTAATAGTTTTTCAAATTATCATAACGAAATATTAGACGAAAAAACTTTCTAGTCCCTCCACTTCAATACTATGATCAAATCCACATTTATTACATTTAATTTCAACATCTTTTTTCAATTTAGGTAAATCATTAAAGAACTCTTCAAGTTTTTCAAACTGTGCTTGATTTAAATTTTCGATAAAATGTAGGAACTCTCCTGGTTGTGCCTCATGTGCATAGTAATATTGTTCACCGTCATAAAGATATTCAATACTTTCTGCAATCATATTAAACGTGACCATATCAACACTATTTAAGTTGATCGAATCTTTAACAACATAAAATTCTGGATATTTCATCTTGACAAATATTTTATCGGTCAATTGTATATCTTCTTCACTTACTTCACCAGATAAATTTATATCAGTCAGGTTTAAATTAACTTCCATAACATTGCCACATATCTTTTCACCAACATCATTGTTACATCTATATTTTGCTTCGACCACTTCACCAACTGATTTCGCACGAAGGTTAATGAAATAATATTCAACGTCTAATATAGGCAATCTATCAATAACAACATCTTCAGTCAAAGTACAATTATTTAATATATCTTTTATACTATTATGTACGGTTTCAGAATCATCAGATTCCATGGCCATCAAAAGATTTTTTTGTTCTTTAACTAAAAATGGTCTAAACTTAATTTTCTTTTTTGTTAATGGCAAGACTAATTCATAAGTCGGCACATCAATTTTTGGTAAAGGCATAATAAAAAACTCCTATTAAATTGGTGGGGTATCATTGGTTTCTGCTGGGTAAACAATTCGGTCTCCTCTATTCCATTCATATTCATTACCTGATAATAAAGTCAATTGTTCCCAATAATCATATGCAAATGTGACGTTTAATTTATGATAGGTATCAGATGACGAATCTAAATCCATTTGATTAATTGAAACTGGAAACGCATTGATTAACTTTATTGCGTATGTTAAAATATTAGAATTATCAAATTGTTTTATTTTAATTTCTGTAGCATAATTTTTCTTGTATTCAAAATCAAATTTATCACTATTGTTGATATATTGCATCCATCTTTCAAATACATACTTCGCAACCATATTTCCAGTAACAATAAAGGTTAAATCCATATCAGTATATGTACTTAAATACGGATACTTTTGAACTGGACCATAATTCTTTTGTTCCATTGTTGCAAATGTTCTGCCAGGTAAATTTGCGTTTTCACAGGTCAACATTAGAATTTTACTAGGCGTGTCTTGTCCAGCTACTTCTGTGGGCAATGAAATAACAACCTCAAACCTAGAAGGTTTTGCTAAATCAGTACTGAAACTGGCTAAAAACTCGCTTATTTCTACTGGCATTTATGAATTCCTTATCTTCGTCAATGAATCTTGCCAAACATTCTTGGCAGTGTCTTTTCTAAATTGTTGTATTGGTAGAAACATTGCAACATCCCATTCATTCGGTTGTACTAATAATATCTTTGACCTGATATGCGTAAATAAATATCTCTTTAAACATGGACGAAATTCTCTAAACCTTCTCGTCGAATTTAATATATCATAAGTTACTCGCATACGAATAATTTCATCTTCTTCATTTAGTATTGCAAACCTCATCAATTTGGTCATAAAAAGAACTCTTTGTTTTATAGGCAAATAATGCAAATTTAATCCTAAAAAACCATCATTGTATTTTTCCAATACTAAAACTAGAGGAAATCTATCCCAATACGGCAAATCATCTTTTGTCTTTGCATCATAATAAAAGAAATACATTCTTCCCAATCTAAACTGTGGTACTTGTCTGGACTTTTCTCTACTGATAGTAATTGGTATAGTTGATGGTCTTTTTATTTCTGCGATCTTGGCCATCAACCATTTAAATGACAACGCAGTCATTGTTTTTAGTTGATCACCAGTTTTTTCTGTTGCTAATTGTGTTAGTTTTGATTCCATGGGGGTATTTAGTTAGACATTTAAATCTTGTTCGGTAAGTATTTTAAACTCCCAACCTCTATCTAAACAATAATTAATCGCGGCTTTCCATTTGGATTGATTGACACCCCATGTGGTAACTTCATTTATATACTGTTTTGTTATGCGTTTCTTAATTTCAGGAGGTTGCGTTTGTCTTTTTGGTTTAACTTCAACTAAATAAGTTTTGGTCGTATTGTCTTTGGTTTTTATTTTTACCATAAAATCGACAAAGTACCTGTGGAATTTACCGTCAACAGGAGATTTGTACGGTATTATTATTTCTTCTGAAGAAAAAGAAACGACATTTGGGTTATTATCACACCAAACAAGAAATTTTAATTCCCAAGAGGATCTATATATGACGTTTGATGCATCACCATTATATTTCGCCACGTTTCTCACTTTGTATTTGCCTTGCAAGTATTTCATATAAACCTCCGAACGTATTTATTACACATAAATATTGTATAAAACCAAAGGGAATATAAATGGCAACTAATGGTGCGCAGAATTTGATCAATACGGTCACTGGAAATCCATATACACCAGGTCTTTATCGTTATCCAAACCATGTGGATAGTAGATATCAAAACCATAAAATAAGATTTGATATATTTGAAGTGACGAGTAAAAGTCTAGATGAATTGGGAAATGATTTAAATCCAATAGCAAATGCAATTGGTGGGGTTACAAAGGCCGAAGCAGATCAGGAAAATGCAAATTCTATTGCGGGCCAGACAAAAAATTTGGTTAATGGAGTTGCAACAGCAGTTAGAAATGTAGGAACGGAAGGGTCTCAACTTTTCCAAAAGGCTTTTGGACCCTCAGATGCAAATAATCCAGCATATAAAAGTGGCATTGCAAATTCTGGTGTCTTAAATGCACCAACAGAAAAAACAACAGCTGTTGTTGAATTATATACACCAGATACATTGGATTTTTCATCCCAATTTGCTTACTCATCTTTAAATATTAATGATTTAATTGCAAGTGTTGGTTCAGGAATTTTAGGAAATGTCCCGAAAGTTGGTAAATTTATGCAAGGTGCATTGGCATCTTTAAATGGAGAAGGAACTTTTGGTAATTTAGTAAAATTAGGATTAAACAAAGCAGGGTATGCAATAAATTCACAACAACAATTAATGTTTCAAGGTGTGGAGTTTAGATCATTTGGAATGGCATTTGTTTTGACGCCTTCTGATGAAGCAGAAGCTCAAAGTATAAGAAATATAGTGAAAACATTTAGAAGGTATTCATCACCTGAAATTGTACAAAATACTGCTGGGTTTCTTTTCAAACCTCCTGCTTTTTTTCAGATTAGTTTTCATCATAATGGAATAGAAAACTATAAAATACCTAAACTATTGCCTTGCGTGTGTACCGGTATAGAAGTTAATTATGCACCTAATGGGTGGTCTGCTTATAAAGATGGTCACCCTGCACAAATAACTATGGGTTTATCATTTCAAGAAACAACAATACTAGATAGAAGAAAAATAGATGAAGGTTATTAAATGAGATACTTTAAAGTTCTACCAAAAGTTGTCTATACAAATCCAAAAGGATATTCTTTAGCGCTTACGAATATTTCAGTAAGAGCAAAAATGATACCTAAAGTTTTAGATAACCCTTTATTATATTACAAATACTCAATTAAAGATGACGATACGCCGGAAATAATAGCGCACAAATATTATGGAGATTCTTATTATTATTGGGCAATATTAATAGTAAATGAAATGCAACATCCTATTTGGTCTTGGCCTATGACTATAAATGTTTTTAATGACTTTATTGAAAATAAATATGGTCAACAAAAAAACGATATATATTTTTACGAAAAAATAATAACTAAAACCAATCTTTACACAGAAGAAGTAACAGAAGAACGAATTAAAATAAATCAACAAGAATACAACTCGACAGTTCCTTCTGAAATTGATGTGGAAATTGGAGATGATTATTTAAATATTGTCACAGACAAAAGAGAGGTATCATATTACGTTTATGAAGATGAATTAAATGAATCTAAAAGATTGATAAAAATTTTAGATTCAAGATATCTTCCCACATTAGAAATTGAATATAATAATTTATTTAAATGACAATTAATCCATCTTCATTATTTTATCCTTCGGACTATAAGGTAATTTATTTTAATCTTGTAGCACAAAATAAATCACCATTAGACATAACAAATCTAATAGTTGAACTGTCTTATTTCGAAGATTTATTTTCTTTTTCTGTGACAGGTTACGTTGTATTAAGAGATGCGGCGGGTGTTATTGAAGTAAAGAATATGCTCGGCAATGAATATTTCGAAGCAAATTTTGGCAAATCAACAGAAGAATTAAATAATATTTCTGGCAAATATAGAATCTATAAAATAGAAAGTATAGAACCGGCATCAAATTTTACAAGTCAAGTGTATAAAATTTATTTCTGTTCTGAAGAATTAATTTTATCCGAACAAAATAAAGTTTGTAAATCTTTCAGAGGTAAAAAAATATCTGAAATGATTAATTACATATTGACGGACAAAACTCCAACAGGTAAACTACAGATACAAAACAATAAAGTTTTTGTGGAAGATACTCATGGTATGTATGATTTAATTGTACCGTTGTTAAAACCTTTTGAGGCAATAAGTTGGTTATCTTCTTTTGCTTTATCGGCAGCGTTTCAAAAAAGTGCAGATATGTTATTTTTCCAGAACAAATCTGGATTTTATTTTAGGTCAATACAATCATTATTTAAACAGGCACCATACAAAACCTACAAATATGAATTGGTTAATTTGCCAGATGAAACACTACAACAAAAATTAAATAAAATTATTCGTTATGAAATTGTAAAACCTTTTGATGTGATTACAAATATTAATAGTGGCGTTTATGCATCAAAAACAATTGCTATAGATACTCTTTCAACAAAAGCAAATACCACAGAAATGAATTTTGCAAAAAGTGGAAGGGCACTTCTAAATGATGTGGACGTGTCCAAACCATTATCCAACAGGTTAGGATATACACAAGATCAATCTTTTGATGGTTGTTTAAAAGTTGTCATGGCAAACCCGGATCACCTATCCAACTCATATTTGAGTACCAAACCAACTGCGGATAAAAAAGATATATACGCATCAGTTTTTGTGCCCAGCAGAACAATTGATATATCTTCTCTTGAACATACAAGAATCAAGATTGTTGTGCCAGGTGATTCAAATTTAAAAGTTGGTCTTGTTGTAAATATTGTTATACCAAAAGTGCAAGAAAATGACAAATCACCAAATCCATTGTATTCTGGTAAATATTTAATTACTGCTGTCAGGCATTCAATTGTTACACCTGAATATTATCAAACTTTATTAGAACTATCTAAGGATAGTTATGCGACGTAATAAATACTTTATTATTTGAGAGGTTTTAATGAATTTTATAGGTAAAAATGGATTTACTTGGTGGATTGGAATGATTGTGAATACAGATGATCCATTAAAAATGGGAAGACACCAGGTGCGAATATATGGTTGGCATAGTGAAAGTACAAGTGAGATACCAACAGAAGATTTACCATGGGCACAAACTCTATTATCGTTAAACGGTTCTACGGGAACCTCAAATGCAAGAGAATCTGAATTGGTTTTAGGATTTTTCACTGATGGTCTATCTGGTCAATTTCCTGTAATTATAGGAAAATTTGGTGGATTAATTAATTCTCAAATTAAAAATTAGGAGTATAAATGGCTGAAAATGCTACATTAGGACTTAAAGATGTTCAAAGTTTTGCTGATGCATTAATAGCAAAAATGCCTTCTGGTTTTTCCAACAAGACCACATTAAAAAATATAGCAACACCTCCAGAAGGCATAATTGTTTATAAGAATGGAGAACCTGCTACGCCTAGATTGGCAAGAGGTAATTTAGCTAATTCAATAATAAAACTAACAAATAATAATTCACAACACGCCTGCGATTTTAAATTTTTAATTAATTTTGGCGATCTTAATATTGGTGTAATTGATAATCCTGTTACTGTTATACAAAACGCAATTAAAGAAGGAAAAAACAAAGCTGCGCAAATTATTAAAGCCCTTCTTGGGCAATTCATGGATGGCGTAAGAGCAGTATTAACAGCATTAAACGCAACACTTAGTTTAGATCCTTCTGGTCTATATTCCGCCGCCTTTGATACGGCAAGAGATATTGTAAGAAAAATTAATAAAATAACAAAAAAGATAGCAGAATATGTTGCCACGGCAGCAATGTATGTTTATTTGGTTAAAGAACTACAACAAATTGTGAATTGGATTAAACAGTTACCAAATTACATTAAAAAATTATTGCAGGATTGTTTGAACACCTTCAATAAAAATATACAAGGACTCGTCAATCAAGTTACTGGTGTGGTTGCAGCATTGAATTCTAGTATTGCTTCTGCAACATCTCAATTTTCATCAACACAAAACATTGATTTTTCTAGTGTCACAGGTGCTAACGATTTAAATACAATATTGAGTTCGTTAACAACTTTAGGTGATTCTACAAATACTGCAATAAATGATATAGTTGTTTCTGCAAATACACCAGGTGCAAACCTCATAAATTCTAGCGTTATTTCAGAATATCTATATATTACATCAACCACAACTACTACAACAGATGCAACTAATGGAGGTGATTTAACAACAACAATAAAAACACCGGATGTAGATGCATTAAGATTATTCTTGCAAAGAGAGTTTGCAAATTCAGCAAGTGATTTCCAAAATTCTAACAGTACGGCAGGTTCAACGCCGCCATGAGGATTAAAATATAATGGCAACAACTAAACCAGATTTTTTTAGTGGATGGGTAGAACCTAGATCCCCGGCAAACGAAGATACGCCGCCTGTATATCCATTTAATCATATACAGGCAACACCTTCTGGTCATTCATTTGAGATGGATGACACGCCAGATAGACAAAGGATTCGTTTACAACACAGAATGGGCACATTTATAGAGATGCATCCAAACGGCGACGAGGTGCATAAAGTTTATGGTGACGGTTACGAAATAACAATCAAAGATAAAAATGTTCTCGTTAAAGGCAAATGTAATATCACTATTGAAGGTGATGCACAATTACATTACATGGGCAACAAGACAGAATATATTGAAGGTAACTACGAATTACACGTTAAGAAATCATTTAATATTTTATCCGAAAGGTCAATCCAAATGACTTCACAATCTGATATGATGATTCGTGGAGGTAATGGTTTAACTGGCGCCATAGATATTCAAGCGGCAGATAACGTAACTATAACGGCTGATGTAAACGTAGAAGGTGGTGTAACCGCACAAAAAATGCTTTCACTTGGTGATGTTAACGCACTAACAGGTGTCCGTGCGGGACCATTAGGATTTGTTTCTGTTCTTGGAGGATTATCAATTGGTATTCCTGCAGCTGCACCAGGTAATATTCTTTGTATCGGAACGATTGATGCCGCAGTAGCAATGATCGCACCCTTAGGCAAATTTGGTTTAATGGATGCAATAATGATGACAGATATTGTCAATACTTCAATTTATAACACACACATACATATATCACCAAAAGGACCAACGACACCGCCAGCACCAGGACCAATGATTTAAGGATTATATTATGAGCACACCAATTTATTCATCGTTAAATTTTCCCGCATCAATGAACAATAATGTTGTTGAATTTGATGCGAATACTGAAAAACATATGAACGCTATTCCAAGCTTGGTTTCAAGATGGCAATATGAGGATGTGGCTAACAATGACACTGGAGGTTATTATGTAAATCCGGTTGCAAATCTTTGCAATACGATCATAACGATTGCATCTAAAATCTATAGTAAAACAACGATTGCAAATGTTTATTTAGATTTATCAACAGTCAATTCATATGCATATTTATTAGCTAATACATCAAATAATTTTTATTACCACACAAATAGATTATCGGGTGTCGATAAACCATCAGGTGATACGGGTGCATTACCACATTTAAATTCGGCAATAAATACAGGAAGAGTTTTAACTTATTTTTTATATCAAAACGAAGGCATTTCAAACAATTCTGTTATTTTAGGAAATTTCTCATCATTATATACTGCGAATGATCTAATTGCATATGCGAATACAATTTCTAATTATCCAAATGTTGTGAACAATAGCATATATGTTGAAACTTTTCCGGACTTAGGTTATAGGAGCAATTTATCTTCCACAATAAAAAATCAGATTGCTTCTGATTTCAACAATATTATAAATTTTATGACAAATGCCCAAAATTCTGATGTTAATTTTTTCAATAACTCACAAAACGTAGTAAGTGATTTAAATGATGTTAAAGGCATGAATTCCATGGGTGCAACATATAATCAATTGGTAAATGAAGTAATAGGTACAGACAAACTAAAGAGTAGACTTAACCAATAAATAAGAAAATGTTAAAAACATCATTACAAAAAATATATTCAGACATAGACTTTACTTTTGCTAGGCAACCAGGCAAAACTGTGAAGGATTTAGCTTTAAGTTATGATGATAAAGCGGTTATTAGATCAGTTAGAAATTTATTATTGACAAGTCATTATGATAGATTATTTAATCCTGATATAGGATCCAATATATCATTTATTTTATTTGAACCTTTATCTGGTTCCACAGAAACTTCATTGGAAAGAGAGATTAGGACCACAATAAATAATTTTGAGCCTAGAGTTGAAATCGAATCAGTTGTAGTTAAAGCCGATTATGATAGGAATGGTTACAATGTTACTTTAACCTTTTACATACTTAATGCGACGGCAGCCACAATAACAACACTTTTCTTAGAGAGAACAAAATAAAATGGCCTCTGCCAATTCATTAACACAATTTATAGATTTAGATTTCGATTCAATTAAAAATAATTTAAAAACATTTTTAAGAGGACAAGATACTCTAAAAGATTACGATTATGAAGGGTCTGCAATGTCCGTTCTTTTGGATGTTCTTGCATATAATACACAATATAATGCTTACTATTTAAACATGATAGCGAATGAAATGTTTTTGGATAGTTCGGTGCAAAGAGGATCGGTTGTTTCACAAGCAAAATTATTAAACTACACACCATCATCAAGCGTAGCACCACAAGCAACAATAAATTTAACGATAAGCAATGTGACGGGTGCATCATTAACATTACAAAAATATACAAATTTTTTATCTGAACCTATTGATGGCGTCAATTATAATTTTGTTAATGCTGATGCATATACTGTTAATATTGTAAATAATACTGCAACATTTGAAAATGTTGTTTTGAAACAAGGAAGACAATCTGCTTTCAACTTTATCGTAGACAGTACACAAAATCCAAAATACACATTTGAAATACTAGATGATAAAATTGATACGACAACAATTTCTGTTTTGGTGCAAGAAAATTCCACCAATACAACAACACAAATTTATAACAAAGCAACCGATTTTTTAACTATCAATGGCGATTCTTTAGTTTACTTCTTACAAGAAGGCAATAATAATTATTATGAAATTTATTTTGGTGATGGAATTTTAGGTAAAAAATTAAAAGACGGTAATATTGTAAAAGTTTCTTATATAACAACAGACTCGACAATGAGTCATGGTGCAAACACATTTTATTTGATGGACACAGTAGGCGGTTATTCTGATGGATTGGTTACACCGGTAACAAAAGCATCGAACGGTGTACAAAAAGAATCTATAGATTCGATTAAATTTCAGGCACCTAAGAGTTTTGCGGCACAGAATCGTGCAGTAACGAAGAATGATTACATTACATTAATACAACAAAACAAATTAGGCATAACATTTGATTCTGTTAGTGTTTGGGGTGGAGAAGAAAATGATCCTCCATTATACGGTGTCGTATTCATTTCGTTAAAACCAACAGGTGCATATGATTTAACGACAACACAAAAACAAAGGTTAATCGAAGAAGTTATAAAACCGGTATCAGTATTGACGGTGACACCCCAAATCGTTGATCCAGATTATGTTTATGTACAGTTGACGATAAATGTTTACTATGATCCAAATAAAACAACACAAACATCAGGACAAATTCAAGAAGGTGTCAAGCAATCTGTGCTTTCTTTTGCAACCAATACATTAAATACATTCAATTCTACATTCAATTCATATACTTTGTTGACTTATATACAAAATTATAGTCCTTCAATAATAACGACAGACTATGAAATGAGGTTGCAGAAGAAATTTTATCCTAATTTCTCCATATCAACAAATTATAAATTCTATTATAATACACCACTAGAAAAAGGTATATTGACAAGTGGTGTTGGTAGTTATCCTGGTTTATCATTTAAAGATCCATTAAATCCTGCATTGACCATTACAAATGTGCAGATTGAAGAAACCCCATCATTAACTTATGGCATAGAATCAATTTCCGTTATTAATCCAGGGTTTAATTATCAATCGATACCGACCATTAAAATTATAGGCGATGGAACTGGTGCAACCGCAACCGCAACGATTTCTGCTGGTAGTATTAGGTCAATTACCGTCACAAATTCGGGCAATAATTACACTTCTGCAATTGCAACAGTCATACCAGCAGAAGGAGATTTAACTGGGCAATTAGGTGCGCTTGTTGTAAATTTACAAGGAAGGTACGGAAAACTTAGAACTTATTATAATAATAATACTGCGGTAAAAACAATATTAAAAGATAATATTGGAACAATAGATTATGTTGAAGGTACTGTATCATTGAACAATTTTAATCCTATTGATGTTGATGATGCATTAGGTAAACTATCATTATCGGTGAAACCTAAAACTACCACAGTATCGTCAACATACAATAGGATAATAACTATTGACCCTTTTGATTCCTCATCTGTTGTGGTAAATGTAATAGCACAACCCAAATAAAATAAATGTTAGACTACAAACCAAATACATCAATATTAATACCGTATCAGGTTCCAGAATTCGTTCGGGATAATCCAGATTATTCCACATTTATTTTATTTTTACAAGCATATTATGAATGGTTGGAACAAAAAGGTACATTAAATTCACCGGGAAATGTTGGTGCAATATCAAACAATCTTTTAGATTATAAAGATATCGATAAAACACCAGATCAATTTCTAGATTCGTTCTATAATGAATTTTTGAATTATTTTCCAAAAGAAATACTTGCTGATAAAACAAAAGTTACAAAAATAGCAAAAGAATTATATCGTTCTAAAGGTACGCCGTCATCGTACAAATTTCTATTTAGAGTATTATATAATTCTGATGTAGATTTCTTTCTTACAAAAGATGCTGTTTTAAAACCATCATCTGGTAAATGGTACATTACTAAAAGTCTAAGACTTCTCTCATCTGATACAAATTTTTTCTCAATTAACAACCTGAGACTTTTTGGAATAACATCAAAAGCAATAGCAACAGTAGAAAATGCGGTCGCAGCCGGAACCAAAATAGAAGTTTTCATTTCAAATATTTTAAGACTTTTCAATTCTGGAGAATTTGTAAAGGTCGTAGATTCAAATAATCAAGATGTCTATTTCAAAGATGGTAAAATCGTTTCATCGACAACTATTGGTGCAAAAATATTAACTGCAAAAATTGTTGGTCAAATTAGTCAAATTAAAATAAACCCCAAATATAGAGGGCAATATTATGTTGGTTATGATGCGGATACAGGATATTCAGGAGATCCGATTGTTGTTCATGGCGGACTAAGTTCAAACACAGGAATTGGAGCAGAAGCAAAGGTAGGAAGTGTAACAACGGGATCAGTTGTTTCTATTGCTACTTTACTTGGTGGTTACGGTTATAGAGAAGATCCAAATACAAAAATTATATTTACAAATTTAGTGGGTAGAAGCCCGAAAGCGCCTATTGCAACAGTAGGATCTGTTAATACTTCATCAAGCTTAATGGCCAATGTGCGCATTTCGATTGATTACATTGGTTTAGCAGGTCTGACATATATCAATGCTGCAGCATATAGTTGGGCTTCAAAAAATCAATACGCAACTGCAAATTCAGTTATTGCAAATACATTAACTTATACTACATTTACAACATATCCAATATCGACTGTGATTGTGCAGAATGGTGGCGGCGGCATGACACAAAAACCGACAGCAACTGCCCAATCCGTATATCAAAGAATATATGCAGGAACATACGCCAATCAAGATGCAGATGTAAAAAATTTAGGAATACTCGCACCAATACAAATTATTTCTGGTGGTGTAGGATATGTTGTGAATGATAGAATAAACATTCTTGGTGGTACTGGTGCCGGTGCATATGCGAATGTTATAACAGTAAGTGCAACAGGTTCAATTACCTCAGTTAGTTATGTTAATCCTCCGGGGAGTAATACAGCAAATAGTTTTTATCCTTATCCTTTGGGTGGATTAGGTTACTCATCTATTGTAATACCAGTAGCAAATGTGATTTCTGCAAATGCTCAAGCAGCAAATGCCATACTCACTATACCAGGTATTTTAGGTGATGGTGCGATGTTGGAACCTGCAACTGATCGCATTGGTCAAATACAAACAATATCAATTTCAAATTATGGTGAAGATTACATTTCTGCACCAGCAGTATCATTCAGAGTGCAAGATATTGTTGTTAAAAATATCAGTCTGGGTAATCTACCAGGTAAAGGAGACTTAATCTATCAAGGCGCAAATTCAAACGTGTCAACATATACTGCATCTGTAGATTACATCGAACAGATATCTACAGATGCAAATCCATTAAATTCATTGTTCTTTATTAGAATTTATGACTATAATAGATCAAAACCAAATACAAGTTTGCCATTAAAAATTGATTCAAAATCAATATCTATGAATGTTGTTACTGGAACTTTACCATCTTCTATTAATTATCCAAAATACCCATCGATAGCCGAAGGGCGTTATGACACCGAAACTAACATATACACATATGGTGACGGCACAGCGAAAGGTACTGCAACATTCTTAAATGGTCTTACAATTGGTGACGGACAGTATTTGGATTCATCTGGACAATTAAGTTCATCTGATGTTTTACAAAGTGTTGACTATAACAATTACACATATGAAATTACTTTAGAAAAAGAAATTGCAAAATATAGAAAACTCTTGTTGGAATTATTGCATCCTGCCGGCATGAAATTGAAGGGTCGATTCGCAATGAAGTCCAATTCGGATATAAATTTACATGTATATGATGCATTGTATCAAGGATATCCATTATCAAGATTGGTATCTGATACGGTTGTTACGTTTAATATGGTCTCCGATTTCACAAATTACAGTAACAATATTATAAAATTTGAAGGTGTCAGCGGCACAAATATTGCTAATATATTTACGACAAATACAGTAGTTAAATTTACAACGGCAAATGGCGATTACGGTGGTGGTTTAATTAATTCTATAAATTACCTCGCAAATACAATTACTTTAACAACAAATACATGGTTAACATTTGGAAATGTTGCAATCGTATCATCTAATGCGAACAGTTGCACTATAAATATTACCGCATTAACAAATTCTTATAATATAATCAATAATGGAGTTTATTCTAATACTGCTGCGCCGCTAAGAGATATTATTAAAACTGGTGATGTGGTACAAACAGGTAATATGACAGGAATCGTTAAGAGTGTGAACTATTCCTCAAATGTTATCACTTTAACTGCGAATTTGACTTATAGTTCAAGTGGTTATATGTCGGTGCGAAGAATTTACAGAGGTATACCATCAAACTTTATTATCTATGGGCCAATCGGACAGGAGTATTTCACAGAACTCACAACTGAAAATGGTCTATATAGTATAACTGATGAAGACGGTAAAACAATCCTATTAGATTAAGGTAAAAAATGTCTACAATTAAAATTTCACAATTACCCGCATTAACATCAATTACATCAAATACGCAAAACACTTTATTTATAGCTGTTGATTTGCCGACTAGTACAACAGGAAAATTGACAGGAAAAGCTTTGGCACAAGGGTTGTTTGCGAATGACGTTTTAAATGTTGGTAATAATGCTATTGTTTATCCTGATGTTGTAGGGCAATTTGCGGGTTCAAGTAACAGTTATTTACAAATTAATTTACAGAATTTAAATTCGAATGGTTCTTCTGATTTTGTTGCATCTGCAAGTGATGCTACGGATGTAACAAAATATATTGATATGGGTATTAATGGAGGAACATTTAATGATCCAAATTATAGTGCATTCAAACCATACGATGGTTACATTTATGTGTACGGTGCCTCAAACACAAGTGCGAATGGAAATTTAATTGTAGGTACCGCATCAACAAGAGCAAACATAGTTTTTATAGCTGGTGGATTATCGTCGGAAAATATTGTTGGTCGTGTCAGCAATTCTGTATTTGATTTATTGAAACCTGTCAGAGTTACAGGAAATGTATACTCATCGACTGGTTTTGTTTTCTCTGACGGAACTTACCAAACTACTGCGGGTGCGTCAGTTGCTTCATTAAGTACAGCTAATACATTCCTACAATCTAATGATTTTATTACGTTAACTTCTTCAAAAACTTATACTGATACCGCCAATACTTATACACAGACAACATTATTAGCAAAAACTGGTGGAACAATAACAGGTAGTCTAATAGTCACAGGAAATGTTACTGCTAATACTGTTGGAACTTCTATTTCGGTCGACAATTTCACATCGAATTCTGCGACGTTTTCTAGAAATGTTATTATTCTAGGCAATTTGACTGCAAATACACTTCAAGGCAATGTTTTCTTTTCAAACATTACGACAGGAACATCACAGGCAAATTCAATTCAATGGTTTGCACAAGCAACATCACCAATTCAAACACCAGGACAAGTTTGGTATTCATCAAATACAATTTCATTAGTACAAGATACTGATGTTCTAGGAGATAGACCATCAATATCTAAAGTTCTTTTTGAAAGGGTGTATAATGGAACCGGTTCGAATATCGCAGCAAATTCGTGGGTACGTTTAGCTGGTGCAGTAACTTCAAATGCTGTACCTTATATTCAATTGGCTGATGCTACAAATACCGCAAATTCGCAAGTACTTGGATTTATTAAAGTTGCGATTCCAAACGGATCATATGGATTTACATATGTGAGAGGCCTCGTTTCAGATTTTGATGCATCGTATAATGGAAATAATGGTGATCTTATTTTCCTTTCGACCACTCCTGGCAGAGGAAGTAACCTAGCACCAACTGGCGCAAACACAGTAATTCAAGTGGCAAAGATTCTTTCAAACGGAACTGCAAACGGCAAAATACAGATTGACATAGTGCCGCAACCTGGATACGGCAAACCTAATGGTGCTATTATCTTTGCAAATAATAATATACTACAATCTAGTAATACCGTAATAATTGATGAAGCAAATTCTTCAGTATACATTCCAAATGGTTTAACATTTAACACGAGAAGTTACTCTGGTAATCAAACAGCAATCACATTAGATTTTGTAACAGACACTTGGGTGCGGTGTAATGTTGTTGCAAATATGGCAGTTACTCTCTCTAACTTTAAATTAGGAACTGAGGTTACTTTACTTGTCACTAATTATGCTACTGGTGGTGGTTCTGCAAAAACAATCACACACGGATGTTCTGCTATTAATTCTACTGTTGGTGCAACAACATTTACTTTGGGTGGCACAACAACAGCAAAAATTATGTATTATTCATTTGGTAATGATCTTGCAAATACATATTGCTCTGTCTCATATAGTTAATCGGAATTAAATAATGGCAAATAAAAATCTACTTACATACGGATTTGATTTAGAACAAATAATTCAAAACTATTATGCTCCTGCTTCAACGGTCTCAGGAGAAAATATTAATAATATGTATTGTTTTTTATCTAAAGTTTTGCCTTGGACAGACGATAACAATCCTGAACAACCAACACAAGATCAAAAATATCTAAAAGATGTATTTAAGAATATGTTTGTGGCGAAAAAGATCACATCAAATGATGTTTCTGCTGTTATTGAAAGAATAGATTGGACTTCCGGTTCAACTTACGACTATTATCGTGATGATGTTGATATGTTTGAACTTGATGATAATGGGTTTGTAGTGAGACAATTTTATATTATTAACAGATACGATCAAATTTTTAAGTGTTTATGGAATAATAATGGTGGTTCATCTACGATGGAACCAATGTTTCAACCTGGAACTTATGGAACAAATAATATTTATTTGAGTTCTGATGGTTACAAGTGGAAATATATGTTTACTGTACCTACACAAAGTAAAGTTAAATTCATGGATAGAGAATGGATTCCTGTACCAGTTTCTTACAGTACTGTTCCTAATCCAATTCAAACGACTGCCGGTTATGGAGACATTGAAGTAATAAATGTTGTTAGTGGCGGATCTGGTTATGATTCTGGCAATTCTTCAATAGTAGTTACTATTTCTGGTGATGGTTCTGGTGCTACGGCAAATGCATCTGTCTCTGCGGGTGCAATAAGTCAAGTGTATGTTACTACACCTGGTTCAAATTACACATATGCAAATGTATCTATAAAAGGAACTACTGCAAACGGTTCAACATTAGGTAGTGGCGTTTCTTTAGTGACGCCAGTTTCTCCTGTCGGTGGTCATGCATTTGATCCAAAATCTGAATTAGGTTGCCGGCACATTATGATCACCACAGAATTTAATGCAAAAGAAACTTACAATGCAATTAACTACATACCCACAGATATTGACTTCAGACAAGTTGGATTATTATTAAATCCAACTTCTCTCAGCACTTATCCAAATTCAGCAAATTCAAACATTTATAATATAGCAACACAATTTACAGTTTCTCCAGGATTTGGAGTTTATATTGCAGATGAAGAAGTATATCAATATACCTCTTTGGTAAATGGGTTACCAGTTAAAACTTTTACCGCAACTGTATTGAGTTTTAATCCAGTAACAAATATATTACAGTTGATAAATACATCAGGAACATATACTACTTCAGCACAATTATATAGTGGAACATCAGGAACAACGAGAACTTTATTAAATATAAGTCTTCCAGACTTTTATAAATTTTCCGGATATATAACTTATTTGGAGAATAGAAGTGCCGTTACAAGAAGCATAGACGGAATAGAACAATTTAAATTCGTTTTGGGATATTAAGGGAAAAAAATGGCATTAAATTTCAATACAGATCCATATTATGATGACTTTGACCCAAATAAAAATTTTCATAGAATTTTATTTAAACCTGGATATTCTGTACAGGCCAGAGAACTTACACAGTCTCAAACAATTTTACAAAATCAAATTTCTCAATTTGCAGATGCCATCTTTAAACAAAACACTCCTGTTAGTGGTGGACAAGTATCAACAAATTTAAAAATCGGTTATTTAAAATTAAATCCATCTTACAATGAAGAAGATGTCGTTGCAGGAAACTTTTTAAACAGGACCGTACAGAATGCTTACGGTAATGTTGTCGCTAGAGTTGTGGCCACCGCAGAAGCAACTGATGCTGACCCATATCCAACATTAATGTTGAACTATTTCACAGGCACAACTTTTGCAAACAATTCTCTCGTAACAATTTCAGACGTAGCATATAGTTATACAGCAAATTCTATATCGACAGATGCGACTGGATATGGTTCTATTGCTACGGTTGCGAACGGCGTTTTCTATATTGTGAATGGTTATTCATATTCCGATGCTTTAGATTCTAATGGAAATCCATTAAAGTATTCAGTTGGAAATTTCGTAAATGTAACTCCACAAACTATTATTCTCAGTAAATATAACAATACACCAAATGTTCGTATTGGTTTGGAGATAACAGAAACAGTATATGATTATGTTAATGACACATCACTATTGGACCCAGCAATCGGTGCATCAAACTATCAGGCACCAGGCGCAGATAGATATGTTGTCGATTTAACGTTGACAACAAAACCTTTAGAATTTGGTGATGATCAAAACTTCATAGAGTTGGTTAGAGTTCAAGATGGAATTGTTGTCAAACAAGTAACTGAAACGGAATATTCTAAGATTGATGATTATTTTGCAAAAAGAACATACGAAACTAATGGTGATTATGTTGTCGATAATTTTAAATTGACGCCAAAATCAGCATTGGATTCCAACAATTGGACAATTTCCATTGGTCCGGGTGTTGCATACGTTCATGGATATCGTGTCGAAAATCAATCAACAATATCAATAACAACTACAAGAGCTCGAACATTAGACACCGTAAACAATAATACTGTGTTTACAGACTACGGAAACTATTTTTATGTGAACAGTTTCACTGGTGCAAACCTCAGTTTTATTGATGTGACTCAAGCAAATACTGTAGATTTGCACATTGTCGCAAACTCAAATGTTCGTGTGTCAAATACTAATACTTATAATTCAACTGTTGCTGCAACAGGGTATGTTAGATCGATTGATTATGAAACTGCAACAGGATCTACAGCAAATACAAATGTTTATAGATTACACATGTTTGATATTCAAAATAAAGTTTTGTCTGGAAATATATCATCTGCAACAGCGACAACTATAACAATTAATGATCCTACATTTTGTCAATTCTCAACAGTAGCAAATGCTTACACGGGAGTTACTGTTACAATAGATTCCGGCACAGGAATTAATCAATCTTCTATCGTTACATCATATACTGGTGCACCAAAAGTATTGACTGTAAGTCCACCATTTACAATTCCACCAGATTCTACATCAAAATTTTCATTAAAATTTGACGTAAAAGATGTTGAGTCGATTGTCGCTGCATCAAATACTGGTTCATCATATACAGTTTATGGTTATGCGAATATTAGTAATTTAGGCAAATCGAATGGTTATACCACAGGTGATACTATTTTATATAATCCATCAGTGCAAGAACTATTATTCACAATTGGTAGTCCATATGTAGCAAATACTAGTGGAACTGCACCAACATATACAACAGAAATTTCTTTCAGAAACAGATCATTTGGTACGGATGGTACAGGTGGTTCCAAAAATGAAATAAATTTAACAACTTTAAGTTTAAATTCCGCATTTAATTTCTTACGTTCAGGAGCAACAGAAACTACAAATGCAATTAAACAAAATTTCTTAATACTTGTTACAAATAAAGGAACAAGTACTTCAGTTAATACAGGTGATCTTTTAGATTTTACAACTGGTACAAGAAGTATTGTTATTAATTCTGCAAAAACATTAGCAACAATAACTGCTCCGGATTTATCCCCAGGATTTACAGCGGTTGTTATTGCCAAATTGACAGTTATCGATGCATCGAGCAATCTTGTAAGGAAAACTAAAACTTTAGTATCCGCAAACACCACAGCGAATGGTGCGCCAGCTTCGGCAACAGTTGTAGGAAATACAAAAATAGATTTAATAAAAGGACAAGTATATATTGGATCTGGCGATATTAAATCTTCAGACAAAAATCAATTGTTGTATGTTTCTGATGTAAAGAATATTGTCAAAATATTAGACACAAAAGGTGTATCACCAAATACAAGCATGTTTTCTAGTGCATCTTATGATGTAACGTCTAATTATTTATTTAATAATGGACAAACTGACAATTATTATGGACATTCATACATTAAATTAAAACCGGGCGCACCAAAACCAACAGCATTATGGGTATTCTTTAATTTTTATTCTCATAGTGGTGGCGACGGTTATTTTTCGGTCGACTCTTATACAAATGAAAATTATGCTTCAATTGGCACATACATATCGTCTAGCGGAAGAATTTATAACTTAACAGATAGTTTAGATTTTAGACCTTCTGTAAAAAATGCTCAATCCAATTTTGTTTTTAGATACAATAATGAAGCTTCAAATGAAAATGGGTTATTACTGCCTATAGATTCTTCCGTTTTCATACACAAATATTATTATTATCTTGGAAGAAAAGATATATTAACTGTTAACAAAGATAAAACATTTTCGCTAAAAACTGGCACACCATCATTAAATCCTAATTTTCCACCAGTATCAAAAGATGAATTATTATTAGCAAGAATAACATTGGATCCTTATACAGCTTATATTCAATCAGAAATTTCTGGTAGAAGTGCTATTCTATCTGGACCATATAGTAAAAGTAATCTTTCTGTAGAACCAGTTAAACATAAAACATATAAGATGCAAGATATTACTGGCATCGAAGAAAGAATTAATAACTTAGAATATTATGCGTCATTAAATTTAATAGAACAAGGTGCTACATCATTACAGATAACAGATGCCAATGGGTTAAACAGATTTAAAAATGGTATTTTAGTCGATGACTTTTCAACATTTAATGTTTGCGATTCTTATAATTCAGATTTTTCTGCTGGAATAGATACAACAAGAGGTGTATTATCATCGGCAATAGTGGTGAAGAACTTCCCACTTAGAAATCTTTTATTAGCATTAACATCTAATTCTCCATCAAGTTCATTAGTGAATGAACTACCTTATAAAATGCACAATTTTGGTAATAGTAATTTATATAGTTTACCTTATACAGAAACTCAATTAATATCACAAGTGATAGCAAGTAGACCTCTAAATGTAAATTCGACAACAATTAATTATTCTGAAGGATCAGTAGAAATTTATCCAACAATGGACAATTGGATTGATTCTTCTGCTGAACCAGCATTCATGTTTATTGATCCTACGTTGACACAATATAAAGCTGTAGATACTGTTAATACACTTGCGGGCGATCCAACATTATCAGTTGCTAACTGGCAACAAATACCTGGAACACAAAGAGATGTTGTTTCGGCTGGAGCTTTAAATTCCAGTTATAACCCTGGTGTAACAAGCACTTCAGCTTACTCTACTACTGATTTTTTCGGCGGTCGCTGGGATAGCTTTATAACAACAACTACCGGAGCGGGAACATTATACACCCAAGATATTAATACAAAAACATATGTAGATAAACAAAATATTTACACTCAAGGTAAATGGGCAAAGAGTTATGATACAAATCTAAATTATATAAGTAATATATCAATATTACCTTATATTAGAGCTCAATTTATCGAATTCAAAGCAACAGACCTTTTAATCAATACAAAATTAAATGCTTTCTTTGATGGTCAAAGAGTCACAAGACAAATAAGAAAACCAAACATACTTGAATTAACTGGCGTATCTGGAACATTTAAAAGAGGACAAAGTATTGGTTATCTTTCGGGCGGCAGTTACAAATACACTGGTTTTATAACTGATGTTTATGTATATCCGACAAACACAACTAATGTTCGTTTATATGTATCTGGTGATAACCAAACCACAACTTATGGTTCAACAGTTGTCAGTTTAACGCAAGCATATGAGGTAGCAGGAACACTTTCAAATTCCGGTGCATCGGGTACGTTATCATCTTCAACACATTATTCTGGGTTAGTTAGTTCTTCGGCGACTGGTACAACTGTAACCTTAGCATCAACTGCATCAAGTGTCAATAATTATTATGTCGGACAAGCTTTACATATTGTTGGTATTAATGCATCATCTGTAACATCTGTTCCAATTGGACGCACTTTAGTTATTACTGCATATAATGGAACAACAAAAGTTGCAACAGTGGAGTATGATGGTGGTGGTACTCCATCAGTAACAACAGTTGCAGGCGAAGATGTTTACAGTATTGGCGACTTGACAACAAACGAATCAGGAAGTATAACTGGAATATTTTATGTTCCAGGAAATTATTTTCAAACTGGACCAAGAGAATTTGTTTTAGATAATAGAATTGTCGATAGATCTGGAAGTATTTACTTATATTATAAAGGTACAGAAACAACTTTTGCAAAAACAACTTTCTTCGCACAAGGGTTATCAACTAAAACGCAAGGAGTTAATTTTTCTGCTTCAATTCAAAATCCACAAACAGTCACAAGAACAGACACGGCCGCAAGTCAATTAATTTCCGATACAACGCGACAATGGAGTACATTTGTTGAATCTTATACACCAGGAAGTTCATATTCTGTTTACACGGCGCCACCGCCACCACCGCCACCACCAGTAGTTCCAATAGATAATTCATGGAATACATCAGTAGGGGAGGGAGGGGGGCAAGGCGGCGGCGGGGGCGGTTGTTGTGTTGTTTCAACAGCATTTGCAGATCAAGGAATTTGGAAAGAAGATAGGAAAAATGAATTGGTCGAATGGTGTGAGAAATATCTCCACAATAATATGTTCGGCGAATGTTTCCGTAAAGGTTATCAAGTACTTGGTTCCAAATTAATTGTTCCAAGTATGCGTTCGGAGAATAAATATCTAAAATATTGGAAAAAATATTGCGTTTGGGCTTTTGGTAATGGAACAAATATGGTTAAAGGACAGAAATTTAATCCTATCTCCATACCAAATTCATTAGTTTGGATTGTTGGATTCATGGTAACTGGTATGGTTGTTTCAAAAAAATATGCCAACGATAGTTGGAAAAAATTATATAATTAATTATGGGTATATCTGTTGCTGAATATTTTGCAAGGAAAAAAGCATGTAATAATTGCGTTGAGCATGATAATGAAAAACATTGTACAACCACACTTTTGAGTAGGGCTGAAAATTGTTTGTTTTATAATGCTGTTCAAATGTCTATTGGTGAATATGATGGTAAACAAAGAGAGGCCGCTAGAAATTTAAGAAACAGTATACCAGAAGAAATTTTAGTTGATTATTATTCTAGAGGTGAAAAACTAATAGAAAAAATGAATCTAATGCACATGCCGTCCTATCAAAAATATGATGTAATGAATAAAATTAATCATCTATATATTAAAAACATCATAGAAAAACTGATGTATAACGAAGAAGAGGAAACGATTGAATTGATAGATAATATGTTAAATGTTTTAGAAATAGAAAATAATATACAAGGAAATTAAAATGGCCGTAATACTTAGTGATCCATTAGCACAAACATTTTTAGTAGATAGTATAAGTTTTCCGAATGGAGTTTTTTTAAGTTCTATAAATTTATTTTTCAACACAAAACCTGGAACAAATTTAAGTCTTCCTATAAGCATTTCAATAGTTCCAACGGAAACTGGTTATCCTACAGGAAAAATTTTAGATTATTCTTATGTTTCGTTGACTCCTGATAAAATTAATGTTAGTTCTCAACCATATTACCTAGACTCGACAACATATACTAATTTTAAATTTTCTGCTCCAGTGAAAATTAATACAGATGAACTGTATGCAATTATTGTAAAATCAAATTCACCAGATTATAACATTTGGACCGCAGTACAGGGTGAAGATGCAATACGATCAACATTAAAAACATCATTAACTGCTGCCCCTCCATCACAATCAACTAAAATCACTTCTTTACCTAAAGTTGGTTCTCTGTTTAAATCTCAAAACTCTATTACATGGACTGCGATACAAAATGAAGCACTGATGTTTCAAATTAATAGATGTATATTTAATACGGCAGCGACACCTTCAATTCAATTTACCGTGCCAAAAGGATTACCAACAGCTAAAGGAACGATTCCATCATCTTTGTTGGCAACAGCAAATGTAAATTATGATACATTAAATATATCAACAACTGCAATAAGTCCTGGTCCTACTGCAATTTCTTATGAATACACAGCTACATTAAGCAGCGGATCATCAGATGATCCCAAAAGAATTTTACCAGGAAATTTTGGTTCACCAATGGAAACAAGTATATATTTAAATGACAATAAAGGCTATAGAGTATTGGATTATCAATCGAATACTTCTTTCAGTTTAAATGCAACGATGATTTCATATGATAATGCTGTGTCTCCATTAATTTCTGATGATGGATTGGCACTATACACAACAAGAAATAGAATAAATAATTTAGAACTTTCAAACAATTCATTCGTAATCATTTCTGGTGGCACTGGTTATTCAATAAGTGGATCTGCGAACGGATCTTTTACAAGTCCGAATATTGCAATATCGGCACCTACAAGTACATGGGGAACGCAAGCATATGCAACTGCAAATGTTGTAAACGGTGTAATTGACAAAATTTATATAACAACACCTGGATCGGGTTATGTAGAAACTCCGAACGTAACTATATTACAACCAAATACAACATCTGCTATAATAACTCTAAGTGGAGAAACTTCCACAAGTGGCGGCAATGCAAATTGTAGGTACATTACAAAAACAGTAACTTTGGCGAGCGGGTTAGACTCTGAAGATTTGCGAGTATATTTTACTGCATATAGACCGCCAAATAGTGACATCAACATCTATTACAAAATTCTTTCAAGGCAAGATACGGAACAAATTTCCTCTCAACGGTGGCAATTAATGACATTAATTTCAAATTCCGATACATTGTATTCACAGAATTTTGGTGATATTTATGAGTATGTTGCTGCGCCAGGAACAAATAATATCTCATCTGGTTTAATTTCCTATACAAATACTGCGGGAGTATCATACAATAATTTTTATCAATTCATAATTAAAATTGTATTGTCTACATCAGACTCAACTTTCGCACCATATTTAACCGATATTAGAGCAATTGCATTACCATCGGGAGTATAGTATGGCGATTGTAAAAGTTGAAGGCACAAATTTTTATAGAGACACAAAAACTTTAGCACTAATAAATTCCGATACCACTGGAAAGGAAGAGTACCTAGCAAAGAAAAAATTATTATCTAATCAAAAAGAAGAAATAAATAAAGTAAGGTTAGAAATTAATGACATTAAAAATGATTTATCTGATATAAAATCTTTAATGTTACAAATATTAGAAAAAGGTAAAAATGGCTAATACCGTCAATATCATAAGTGCTGCTAATACATTCTATGAATGGATGGGAGCAACAATAAATCTAACGAATGAAAATAATACTTTAGCTAAAGGTAATTATACTAAAGATTCTGGCGTATTAATTCTTAATGGAACTCCTCAGTCATTACGCGCCAATGGACCAGTGTTCATTTATAGCACATTACAAGTTACTGGTGTGGGTTCGAGTGCAACAGTTGATAACAATTTAGGTGTTGGCGGAACAGCATATTTTACAAATACAAGTTTAAGTATTGTTGCATCCGGTCAAGCAAACGTCACAGGTGCAACATTTTTAAGTAATACACTTAGTGTCATCGGCAATGTTTTGATGGCCAACAATTTAAATGTCCGCAGTAATGTTATTTCAAATACTGTACAGGCAAATGTTTCAATCAACACGGCAACAATATCTGTTACTGGCGGCGGTTTTTTAAACACAGTACAATCAAATACTAGTGTCAATACTGCTCTGTTGTCGGTAACAGGTTCAGGATATTTAAACACAGTACAATCAAATACAAGCGTCAATACTGCTGTGTTATCGGTTATCAACGGTGGTTATTTAAACATCGTTCAAAGTAATACAAGTGTTAATACCGCATTATTATCTGTAACAGGTCCAGGGTATTTAAACACCGTTCAAAGTAATACAAGTGTTAATACTGCGGTACTATCTGTTATCAATGGCGGTTCTTTAAATACGGTACAAGCAAACACCAGTGTCAACACAGCATTGTTGTCTGTAACAGGACCAGGATATTTAAATACGGTACAAGCAAACACCAGTGTCAACACTGCTTTATTGATTGTTACCGGTGCAGGTTATTTAAACAGCGTACAGAGTAATAATAGTGTCAACACGGCATTATTGAATGTAACTGGTGCAGGTTATTTAAACAGTCTACAGAGTAACAATAGTGTTAATACAACTACATTAACAGTAACAAGTTCAGGTTATTTAAATACGATACAAGCAAATACCAGTGTGAATACTGCTGTATTATCTGTTATCAATGGCGGTTCTTTAAATACATTACAAGCAAATACCAGTGTTAATACTGCGGTACTATCAGTTATCAATGGTGGTTTTTTAAATACAGTACAAGCAAATACTAGCGTTAACACTAGAATACTAAGTGTTACTGATACTGGTTTAATGAATTTTGTGCAGGCTAATACAGCGATTAATACTAGAACATTGAATGTTACAAGTTCAGCTTGGATGAATGTTATTCAAGCAAACACAAGTGTCAACACACATTCATTGACAACTACTGGTAACATTGTAGTTAATACAAATAAATTTTCGGTAAATGCAACAACTGGCAACACTTATACTTCAGGAAATCTTTTTGTTACAGATGCTACAACATTATCTACCACTTTAAATGTAGGTGGTGCAACTACTATTGGTGGTGCAACTACTATTGGTGGTGCAACTTT